CGATGCTAGAAGTCAATCTGGACTACCTCTTGATACAGGTCATTTCTCCTTTGATAACTGGGGTGAGGATTTAGTCTTTTGTTTTTCTGGTGATGGCAAGATATACAAGTGGAGGCCAGTTTCAGGAGGAACAGCTGATACCATTGGTACAGTCGTAACTAACGCTCCTACAGGCTGTCAGGCTGTTCTAGTAACTAATGAAAGGCACTTAGTTGCTATTGGTTCTGGTGGAGATCCTAGAAGGGTAGCTTGGAGTGATAGAGAAGATAGAAACACTTGGACATCTAAAGCTACCAATACAGCAGGTGATGTGCAAATACCTACAGGTGGTCGTGCATTATTAGGTGTTAAATATCAAAACGATGTCATAGTCTTTAGTGATACTGGTATAGATAGAATGAGCTATGTAGGCTCACCTTTTGTTTATGGTATCACCGCAGCAGGTGCAAACTGTAAAGCAGTTAGTAGAAGATCAGTCGTACAAACAGGAAACTTTCTTGCGTGGATGGGTGAAAACTCATTCTTTGTTTATGATGGTGTTGTAAGAGAAATACCATGCGATGTGCATGATTATGTATACGATCAACTAAATGTACCAGGAAGGAAAGCATGTTGGGGTGGACACAACTCTAACTTTAACGAAATATGGTGGGGTTTCCCAAGCGGTGATGGTATATATCTACCGAACAAATATGTAATATGGAATTACTTAGAAAACACTTGGTCTATAGGCTCAATGGATAGAGGCTGTTGGATTGACCAAGGTGCGTTTGATTTTCCTATTGCTGGTGATTCAAATGGTTTTATATACGAACACGAATCAACCACATTATCTAATTCGCCAAACTTAAATAGTGATGTGCCTTTTTGCACAAGTGGTCCAATAGAACTAGGTAATGGCGATAACTATGTGCAATGTAATCAGATTATTCCAGATGAAGAAGCAAACACATTACCAGGTGTAACAATAAGTTTTAAAGGTAAGTTTACCCCATTAGGTAGCGAGACAGACTTTGGTAGTTTTACCTTTGAAAGCGATGGATATACCGATGCTAGGTTTACAGCAAGACAAGTACAAATGACTGTAACAGGTAGCACAACACAGGATTTCCAAGTTGGTAATATAAGACTTAATTTAAGAAACAGAGGTAGAAGATAATGGATCTATCCTCACAAAGACAATATATACAAAGAATAGAAGTAGCGCACAGCATACTTACAACTACAGACTTAACAACATTTTATACAGCTCCAAGTGGTGATGACTTTACTTGTGCTGTAATTGAATCTATCTTGGTATGTGACCATGATAATCAGCAAACTAAGATTACCTTTACAGTAGATAATGCAGGTACTACTTACACTATATTTAAAGAATATAACATTACTGCTTATGATACAGAGGAGCTTTTAACTAGAAGTATGTTCTTACATCAAGGCGATGTTGTAAAAATACAAGCAGATCGTGCTGGTAATTTAACTGTTTATGCAAGTATTGTTGAGTATGGCAAAGGCGACTAATAAAGTAGTAGACATACAAGAGGCTAAAAGAGAGCCTTGGGAAGTTGAATGGGAAAGGTGTAAGCCTTATATAGCAAAAGCTGTAAAACATCAAGATTCCTATACAATTGATGACATAGAGGATAAAATAAGGAATGGAATATTCCATTTATGGCCAGGCAAAAAGTCTGCATACATAACAGAATTTGTAATATATCCACAAGTGAAAGCCATGAACCTTTTATTTTGTGGTGGTAATTACGAAGAATTAGAAGAGATGCTGCCTTATATAGAAGAGTTCGCTAAGAAAGCTGGCATAAAAAGGCTTTACGGCGGTGGCAGAAAAGGATGGATTAGAAAGATAAAACATCTAGGATTTGAAACAGAATATTTAATTAGAAAAGACTTATGAGTAAAGGAAAAACCAGAACAGAAACATCGCAAGAATTGCCAGCATGGCAACAAGCACAATTTCAAGAGCTTTTTACCAAGGCTAAAGGTGTATCACAACAACCATTCTTACCCTATACAGGACCAATGGTTGCTGGTTTTTCACCAGATCAACTACGACAATTTCAAGCTACTAGAGGTATGTTTGAATCTGGTATGGGTTATGACCCAACACAAGCCTTACAAGGTATGGCACAAGATCAATTTAAGCCTACCATACAACCTGTCACTGGTTTTGAAGCACCAACCATAGAAGCAACACAAGCTCCAGGTGCAGCTCAAATAGGTCCAGTATCTACACCGCAGTTCAGAGGTTTATTAAGCCAAGACATAGGCGCTTATCAATCTCCGTATCAACAACAAGTCATAGATCTAGCAATGGGTGACATACAGCGACAAGCTGACATAGCAAGAACTGGCGCACAAGAAAGAGCAATCAGAGCAGGTGCTTTTGGTGGTTCACGTTCTGCATTATTAGAGTCTGAATCACAAAGACCTTACGCAGAGCAAATGGCTAGAACAGCAGCTGGTTTAAGACAATCTGGTTTTGAGCAGGCGCAAGCAGCAGCACAAGCTGATTTAGCAAGACAACAACAGTTAGGTATGTTTGGCTCAGAGCAACAGCAACAACGTGCATTACAACAAGCGCAACTTGGTCAACAAGCAGGTATCTTTGGCGCAGAGCTTGGACAGCAAAGACGTATGCAGCAAGCACAACTACAGCAACAAAGACAATTAGGTGGCTTAGACATTGCTGGCAGAGCTGCATTAACACAGCCACAATTAGAGATGCAGGCAAGACAACAAAGAGCAGGCTTGCTAGGTGGTTTACAAGGACAGCAATTACAACAATTGGGATTGCTAGGAGCAGCAGGAACACAACAGCAAGCATTACAGCAAAGAGCAATCGATGCACAAAGGGGCGAGTTCCAAAGAGCGCTTGGTTATCCACAACAACAGCTAAGTTTATTACAAGCAGGATTAGGTACACCATTAATAAGCACAACACAAACAGATTCAGAAAAAGCTGGTGCAGGTGATATTTTATCTAGTGTTTTTGGACTTTTTGGGTAGGTGATTAAATGAGTATAGGAAAACTACAAAACATGGGCGGTAACTTTGTTTCAAGACTTGGCGGTGCTGATATTTTAAAACAAGATGAATTATCTAAACTAGATCCACAACAATTAATGGCATACAACCAACAAAAAGAAGCTGCTAAAAATCTTGGTATGCGTGAGCTTTCTGCAAGACTTAGTGATGCTTTTGGTGGTAGGGATGTAACTGCTAGAGCAGCTCAAAGAAAAGCCATACAACAAGGTGAAGAAGAAAAAAGAAAAGCAGAAGAACAAATGCAAGTTTTTAAAGATGTTTCAAAAAACATATCCGCAAAAGATTATGCTTCAAACAAAGAATATTATACAGCTCTTGGAAAATCATATTTATCAAAAGGATTTGCAGATCAAGGAATAAAATTTTTAGAACTTGGAAAACCAACAACTGCAACAGATTTAACAAAACAATTAATATCATCAAGAAAAGATGAACAAAAAACTTTTAACGCAGTAAAATCTGGCGTAGATAATTTTAAACAAATAATGGATGCTGCTGAATCAGAAGGTGGTGCAGCTTCTTATGCTTTAATGGTTAAGTTTATAAAACAACTAGACGACTCTGTTGTAAAAGAGGGAGAGGTAAGAACTTTTGGAGATTTTCAAGGTCTTGCAGCTAATTTTAAAAATGCTGTTAATAAAGCTGAAGGAAAGGGTTTTACTGGAGAGACTAAAGCAGAAATTTTAAATTTAGCAAGACAAACAGTAGACAGGTTAATAAAAGACTACAATGACTACAGAGGCGGTACAGATATTTTTTATAACCAAATAGGGCTAAGTCCTGAACTTCTTTTTTCTGGATTAGAATTAAATACAGAAGGCTTGGATTTAGGAAAAACATATACAGCACAAGATTTTGAAACAATTGATGTATTAGACTAATGATAAAAAAAACAGCACAGTATGGGGATTTAGAAGTACCAGATAATTTTGATGAGTTAAGTCCTGAACAACAACAAAAAGAATTAAGAAAAGCTGCTGCTGGTAAACAAAAAATTTCACCCCAATCTGGCTCTATGTCTGCTTTAGAACAAGCTCAAGGTGTGCTTGCAGAGTCTTTACAGGGCTTGACCATAGGAACTTCTGATGAAATAAAAGCTGCTCTAGCAGAAGCTTTTAATTTGCCAAAAACAATTTTTACAGAGCAAGAATTGGGCGAAACATACACAAGGATAAAAGAAAAAGAAAGAAAAGAATTAGAAGAGTATGCTAGATTGTACCCAAAGTCAGCAATAGCAGCTAACATTGCTGGCAGCGTTTTACCAATTGCGGCATCTACCCTGTTGGGAGGGCCAGGCGGTACTGCTGCAACAACAGGTACTACAGCAGCTAGAGCAAAACAAATTTTAGATAGCAGCAGATTGCTTGCTGGTGGTATGACTAAACCAGGAGCCTCTTTAACAAAAAAAATGGTTGAGGGTGCAAAAATGGGTGGCGCACAAGGCGATGTTGGTGCTGTAGGTTATAGTCAAGAATCAGATCCATTAACATTATCAGGACAAGCGGCA